TGTGTCGGCAGGTGATTTGCGTGAGCTGGTGACTAAGCCGGAAGTGCAAAGCGACATTGTCTACCCGTTCCCACGACTGAATGAGATCACCAAAGGTATTCGCCGAGGTGAGCTGGTGACAGTTACGGCTGGATCAGGTATTGGCAAGACGACCTTGTGTAGTGAGGTCGCAATGCACCTGCATTCGAAGGGCCAACGCATTGGTCTGATCATGCTGGAGGAAAGCAACCAGCGCACATTAAGAAATCTTATTGGCATCCACCTCAGTAAAAACCTGACTGTGGATCCCGAGGCCGTTTCGACTGAGGAAGTCGAGGGGGCATTTGACGAGCTGTTCGGTAGTTCCGACCGGCCTGTCTATCTGTACGATCACTTCGGTTCGACTGATGTTGATCTCGTTTGTAACCGCATACGTTTCATGGCGAAGGCCTTGGATGTTGACTACGTCATCTTGGATCATATCTCGATCTTGGTGTCGGGGTTGGCAACCGGCGACGAGCGCAAGCTCATCGATATGGCAATGACCAAGCTGCGTACCCTGGTTCAAGAGATTGATATCGGCCTGATCCTAGTGTCGCACTTGCGCCGCCCCGAGGGTGACCGAGGCCATGAAGATGGTGCCAAGGTTAGGTTAGGGCAGCTAAGGGGCAGTCATGCGATTGCCCAGCTCAGTGACATATGCCTGTCGCTTCAGGTTGACCCTGAGGATCCGCACAGCAATGTCCGTCACCTATTCGTTCTCAAGAACCGCTTTACGGGTCAGACCGGACCTGCGGATACGCTTGTCTATGATCAAGACACTGGCCGATTGAAGGACGAACAATCACCCTTCTGATCAGTACACAAGGAGCACCCATGTGGCCTCGCAAGATAAAGACAGTGTCTATCTAAACCATGTGGTCTGGCGGCTTAAGCCAGGCTTAAAGAGCCTCAGTAAAAAAGACATCGCCTATTACAAAAAGAAGCACAACGCTTCCAGGGTTCTAATAATCAACGAGCGTGGCGAGCTCGTCTACTACGACAATTAAAACAAGGAGATCTCTCATGACAGTGAAGAGAAAGATTACCCCAACGCATACCCTCGATTGGTACATCAAGTGGGCTGGCACCTTCATGCTGCTAGGCGGTTTGGTTCTACGCGCATCTGAGTTTATGCCAGGCTTAGACATCCTGTTTACGTTAAACGGAACCGTGGCCTGGTTTATCGTCGGCTGGTTATGGCACGATCGTTCACTCTTAGTGTTGAACGCGATTGCCGCAATCCTACTGCTAATCACATTACTGTCGGAGACAGGAGCGGTCGGTCGTGCTGCGCTTAGTCTTTGACGTTGAGACTGATGGTTTACTTCCTCAGCTAACAAAGCTTCACTGCATCGAACTGTTAAACGCCGACACCGGCGAGCAGTGGGGCTATGGCCCCAAAGAGATCGAACGCGGTATCGCTGAGCTCGAGGCTGCTGACGAAATCATTGGTCACAACATAATCGGGTTCGACATTCCAGCAATTAAAAAGGTTTACCGTGACTTCAAAACGAAGGCCAAGGTAACTGACACGCTGGTGTTGTCGCATCTCCTGCACGGAGATTTAAAGAATGAAGACTGGGAGCGTAACTGGCGTGATCAGGATGAGATGCCGAAGCGTCTCTATGGTTCCCACTCTCTAAAAGCCTGGGGCATACGCCTCGGCGACCACAAAGACGACTTCGATGGTGGTGACTGGAAAGCCTGGTCACCTGATATGCAGAAGTACTGCCGCCAAGATGTCGCCTTGAACCACCGCCTACTCGAGCACCTAGACACCGATAACTGGTCACAGGAAAGCATCGACCTGGAGCACCAAGCCGCTGAGCTGTGCTTCCGTATAGGCAACAATGGCTGGACATTCAATCGAGACAAAGCATCTGAGTTATATGCTGAGCTGGCCGCTGAGCGGTCAACGATTGAAGCCGAGCTGCACGACTTGTTCGAGCCTTGGGAGATACGCACTCCGTTTATACCTAAGGCAAACAACAGCAAGTACGGATACGAAAAGGGTGTCCCTACTGAAAAGGTGACTGTAGTTGAGTTTAACTACAACAGCCGCCGCCACATCGAAAGGTGCCTTAAGCACAAGTACGATTGGAAACCAAAGCTTCTCACCGGCAGCGGCCACGCTCAAATAGACGAGGTGGTCCTCGGCGGTCTTAACTACCCAGAAGCACAGAAGTTGTCGCGGATGTTTCTATTGCAGAAACGTCTGGGGCAGCTCGCAGAAGGGCGCAATGCCTGGATGAAACTCGTCAACACTGATGGACGCTTACGACACCAGATCGTGCCTAGTGGCACTGTGTCGGGACGCGCCGCGCACCGGTTCCCTAACTTGGGACAGGTGCCACGGGCTACTCAGCCTTTCGGTAAAACATGCCGAGAGCTGTTCACTGTTCCCCCAGGCTTCAGCCTTGTGGGATCGGATTTGTCCGGCATCGAGCTGCGGATGCTCGCTCACTACCTCGATGATGGTGGAGCCTATGCAAAGCAGATACTTGAAGGCGACATTCATACGTTCAACCAAACGGCTGCAGGTCTCGAGACACGGGATCAAGCAAAGACGATGATATATGCGCTTTGTTACGGAGCCGGTCCAGCTCGCCTAGGTGAAATCCTTGGTGCTGGGTTTAAGGAAGGCAAACAACTGCAAGACCGTTTCTTCGCAGGAATGCCAGCCTTTGTCTCATTAAAGCGTGGGATACAAAAAGCCGCTGATCGAGGATACCTAAAAAGTCTCGATGGTCGTCGGGTTCCAATCCGGTCGGCTCACAGTGCATTAAATACCCTGCTGCAGTCTGCGGCTGGGTGCATTTCGAAGAAATGGATTTGCTTAGTTGATACTGCGTTGAGGGACGAAGGACTGGATGACAGGACTTATACGGTAGCTTGGGTACACGACGAGATCCAAATCGCTTGTAAACAAGGATTAGAAGATCATGTCGGTACTATCGCTGGACGAATGGCGCAAGAAGCTGGAAGAGCGTTCAACTTATCAATCCCAATCGACGCAGAGTACTCCTGGGGAACAACCTGGGCTGATAGCCACTGAGGAAGAGCTGTTTCTACAGCTTCCAATGATGGCCGCAGTCTACACAGTTCTCCACAGCACTTGGCGTTCTCCCTACACCACGAAATCAGACTTTGCCAGATCTCACGCTAACTACATTGCGATGTGTGCCAGCGAAGATCTGATTACCACAAAGATTGCAGAAGACACCTGGGGCAACGAATGGCTCATCACTGAGATGGGCATGGCGTTCATGCAGGAGCTGCAGTTCACATTAGAAAGGATGAGTAATGAGCTCGGAATCGACTTCCCAACCCCAGAAGCTGACCCTACTGATCGATGCTGATTTATTCTTATACCAGGCCGCTGCGGCTGCTGAGGATGAGATAGATTGGGGTAATGATGTTTGGTCGCTGGCTACTGACCTAACCGAAGCCAAGCAAATCTTTACAGATAAGCTTAGCCAAATCCACGATCGCTTGAAGACAAAGGAACAGATCCTGTGCTTCAGCGACCGTGAAAACTTCCGACGAGATGTTGACCCGTCATACAAAAGCAACCGCAAGAAGACCCGTAAGCCAGTAGGGCATAAGGCTCTTATTGATTGGGCTAAGTCTACTTACAAGCATTACTGGAAGCCTAGGCTAGAGGCTGACGACTGCATGGGCATTATGGCGACCAGCCCTGGAGCCAACACGATCATCGTGTCTGACGATAAAGACATGAAGACAATCCCAGGGCGTTTGTATCGACCGATGGCTGACGAGATGCTGACGATCACTTACGACGATGCTCAACGCAACTTCTACACACAGGTTCTAACCGGTGACGCAACGGATGGATACAAAGGTATCCCAGGTGTCGGCCCTAAGAAGGCTGAAGCCATCCTTGGGTCACGCCCTGACTGGGGCATCGTCATACACGCCTATCAGAAAGCAGGAATGACGGAGACCGATGCCAGGAGCCAAGCTCGGTTGGCACGGATCTTACGTTGGTCTGAATGGGACGCTTTTGAGGGGACACTAAAACTATGGGAGCCGGAACATGACCACCAAGCAAGTTAGCCCCCGTGAAAACTATGAGCAGACAATGAAGCGTAAGAGCAAGGAAGCAAAGGTGAGCATCCTATCTGACGAGATTAAAGAGCCAACCCATTACGCAAGGTGGGCTATCGAGCCGGTCGATATGATCATGCAGAACGGCCTCGAGTTCTGGAGAGGCAACATCATCAAGTACGTCATGAGGGCTGGCTTTAAGCAGGGCAGCTACAAGACGACGAGAGAGGCAGAGATTGCCGACCTCAACAAGGCAGCTCGCTACATCGAGATGCGTATCAACCAATTACAAGGCAAGGACATAACAGAATGAATAATGCCATCCGAGAGCTGCCCACCGACTACCAGAACTTTATAGCCTACTCCCGCTACGCACGTTGGATGCCGCAAGAGGGTCGCCGAGAGAACTGGGGTGAAACAGTAGAGCGTTTCATTGAAAACATCTGCCGCCCTGTTGCCGGTGTAACTTCTAAGGATCTGACGGAGCTGCGTGATGCAATCCTCAACCTTGAGGTGATGCCTTCAATGCGAGCCATCATGACTGCCGGTGAAGCCTCACGCCGAGACAACACCTGCATCTACAACTGCTCATACCTGGCGGTGGATCACCCTCGTGCATTCGATGAGGCTATGTTCATCCTGCTGTGCGGCACTGGTGTCGGCTTCTCAGTAGAACGTGAGTACGTTAACAAGCTGCCTTGTGTGCCAGCCAGTCTGGCTGACAGTGACGACACGATTGTCGTGCAAGACAGCAAAGAAGGATGGGCTAAGGCCTACCGCAAGCTGATTAGCTCGTTGTATACTGGTGACATTCCCAAGTGGGATGTGAGTAAGGTACGCCAGGCCGGTGCCAGGCTTAAGACCTTCGGAGGCCGCGCCTCTGGGCCGGAGCCACTCGACCAGCTCTTCCGCTATACAATCGAGAAGTTTCAAGGCGCAGCTGGCCGCAACCTCAATGCCTTTGAGTGTCACTCAATCATGTGCAAAGTGGGCGAGGTGGTTGTCGTCGGTGGTGTACGTCGGTCAGCAATGATCAGCCTCAGCAACCTGCAAGACGACAAGATGCGTACAGCCAAGAGCGGCAACTGGTGGACTGATCGTCCTGAGATGGCGTTGGCTAACAACTCTGTCGCCTACACTCAGAAGCCGGACATGGATGCCTTCCTGAAGGAATGGCAGAGCCTTGTCGAAAGCAAGAGCGGTGAGCGTGGTATCTTCTCACGAGTTGCAGCTCAAGAACATGTCGCCTCTCACGGTCGTCGTGACCCTGAACATGAGTTCGGCACTAACCCGTGCAGCGAGATCATCTTGCGCCCTAATCAGTTCTGCAACCTCACTGAGGTGGTCGTCCGAGCTACGGACACCGAGGCATCATTGAAGAAGAAGGTGCGCCTAGCGACGATGCTCGGCACGATCCAATCAACCTACACTGACATGCCATACCTACGCCCCATCTGGTCTAAGAACACCGAGGAAGAGCGTCTGTTGGGTGTGTCACTCACAGGAATTATGGACAATGAAATCACTAGTAAGCCAACTGAGAAGCTTCTTAACAAGCTTCGTGACCTCGCTGTATCGACGAACAGCAGTTATGCTGAGCAGCTTGGAGTTAGTCCATCTGCGGCCATCACTTGCGTCAAGCCTTCTGGCACTGTATCGCAGCTTGTGGATAGTGCTTCTGGCATTCATGCTCGTCATAGCGGTCAGTATGTACGCACTGT